AATCTGGAATTGTCTTTTGCATTAAAAATCACCCCAGAAATCATTTGACTGATTATGCATGACCATATAATCTACTGGATATTCTTCAATTGGTCTATCATCTGAAGGTCTACATGTATCTAAGTCAATTTCAGGTTGCATTGTTGCATATACTGCCCAATACAATGCTGATACAGTATCATCATGATTACCTTTAGCAGCTTTAAATACATTACCTACATCTTGTTCTTCGAAACGTGATAATTCCTTAATGGTATCTGAGTCATGAACTTCTAAGAAATCATTATCCATCAATCTCTTCAATTCAAGACAAGCATCCAATTTAGAACGTTTTGTTGCCTTAGTTCCTAATGGTTTACCTGGACCATCAGTAGAAATCAATTTATAATTCTCTAGATTATACCACAATTCTTCACAAACTTTCTTACCTGAGTCTTGGTTTTCAATAATATACCAAGCACCATTGTATTTGTCTGACAAATACTTAATTTGTACAGCAAATGCTTCAGGACTTACTTCATTGTTTCTATAACAAGCTACTTCTTCCATCTTATTTCTTGATAAAATCTTAATAACTTGTATAGTTGAATAGTCACCTTGACAACCTGTACCAACGTCACATCCCATTACATACATTACACCAGGGATTGGATCTTCAAAAATCTTAATATCATAATTGTGTTCATATCTAATTGGTTCTTTTTCTCTCAATTTTTCCAATGTTTCAGCATTGATTAAGGTCTGTGAAGAACCTAGGAATGAACAGTTGTGGTTAATCAATCCGTTTGTAGTTTGATAATACTCACCATCTACATTCAATGGTGTATAAACTCTGCCAATACCAAAATAATCTACAAATAAAACATGTGATTTACCAAATTCTGCATTATACAGAATATCACCTGGTTGTAAATCTCCAGCTACCATTTCAGGTTTTGTAATTCCTTTAAATACATGGTCTGGTGTACATTTAATTATACAGTTATCACATTGAACTTCCAAAATAGGTGATAACTTACAAATAATTCTCTCAAAGTTTTTCCATTCTTCGCCACATTTTATTAACATAGTTTACCTCTTTATGTAGTTTTTCTTTATTATTTATAAATAATATAGGCAATATGAAGAATATTGTCAATACTTAACTTATGTAAATTAACTAAATGAGGTAAATATGTGGCAAAAAACTGCTGAACTTAGAGGACACAATGAAGTCATTGAAATGTCTCCAGATGAGATGCAAGAATATATTAAATGTGCAACTGATATATTTCATTTCTCTAAGTATTTTTATATTTTAACAGGTGAAGGTGAACGTCCAATCGAATTAAGAGAATATCAAGTAAGATTGGTAAAAATGTTGACAGGTAAGTACTATTTCAAAAATGAAGATGGTACTGATGTAGTTAATGCTAATGGTGAAAAGTCTGAACGTAATAACCGTATCATTATGATGGGACGTCAGACAGGTAAAACAACCCTAGCTACCCTTTATATTTTGTGGTATGCTCTATTCAATAAAGACAAAACAATTGCTGTTCTAGCAAACAAGGAATCACAAGCATTGGAAATTATGCTTCGTATTCGTTCTGCTATTTTGAAACTTCCTCTATGGCTACAACAAGGTATCAATCCTGATAGAGGTGGTTGGTCAAAAGGTACAATAGGATTTGATAATGGTAGTAAGATATTCGCTGCTGCATCTTCATCATCTTCTATTCGTGGTAAATCTGTTGACTTCATGCTTGTGGACGAATTTGCATTCTTACCTGAAAATGATGCTAATGACTTCATGATGTCTGTTTTCCCTACTCAGTCTTCTCGTAAAGAATCAAGACTAATTCTAATCTCAACCCCTCATGGTATGAACCACTTCTATAAGATTTGGCAGAAAGCTATTGCAGGTCTAAATACTTTCGTTCCAGCAAAAGTACAATGGAATGAAGTAGAAGGAAGAGATGAAGATTGGAAAAATAGAATGATACGTGATGTTGGTCCTCAGTTCTTCGCTCAAGAATATGCTTGTCTATATGGTGATGAAAAAGTGACAATAAAAGTTGATGTTCCTGATGGTGGACTATCTTATGAATATACAGATAAGATTGAAAACATCTATAAAATGTGGCCAACATTTAGAAACAAATGGGTCAATAAGCTTACCAATAGAGAATATGATTTGGAAGCTTTAGATGCGGTTATGGAAGCTATAGACAAAGTTAGACGGACAGATAATCGACCACCTGATTATGAATAATTAAAAAAGAGAGTCTTACGACTCTCTTTTATTTTAGTTTTCTGTTTCTGTTAATGTTGTCCATGGAATAATCTTCTTATTTGTTGAATAATTGACTATTTCCATCAATGTACCTTCTTTCAATGTTGTTAAGTGTGCTCCTTGATTTGCACCTGGATAACTATAGTTAGTAAATGAAGGTGAAACATTTGTGCAAATCATATTATTATTCCACAATCCTTTATATGCATAATAGATTGATAGATAGTTCATTTCTGAACCTGTTCCTTTATAACCAGTGAAACTTGTTATAATTCTTAATCTATTTTCACTACGACCCATATATCTTGTTGCTTTACCAGATTCTGTAAAGAATGGAACTAACCAACAGAATAATTGAATACGTATACCTGTTGAAGTACTTCCTGATGTAGATTTAATTGCACTATATTCATCAAAAATAATTTGAATATTCTTAGAATTCTGATTTCCAAAGAATGCTTCATTTACTTCTTTAAAGTGTTTCCAATCATCATTTGTTTGCAAGAAATTGTAACCACTACCAGCAGGAGCATAAAAATAAGTTGTTTCTATATTTTCTGATGCATTATAATTTGTTGTAGTACCAATTGTAAATATATCATCAAAACGTTCTTTAGCATTCATTGAATTCCAACGTTTATTCAATGCTTCAGATGTTGTTTCAAAATCACTTATATAGAAATAACCATCAGTATTTGCATCTACAGGTTTCTGATATGATACATAAATGATTGTCTTAGATTCTTTTTTCAAATCATCTGCATACATTTCACCTATAATTTGATCATTACCATCTCTGAACTGAATACCAGTTGGGTCAAGAGTGACTGACATACCGTATGCATTTGAACGAGCACCATTGTTTCTATCATAACCATCATCACAGTTGCGTAGAATCATCTTACCTTGGTGAGCATAGAATTCAAGAGCATTATCCAACTTAGAAGAAGCACGAACATTCTGAATAGTTCCCTTCATAGTTTCAATTGTCTTCAATTCAGATACACTATATTCTTTTTCATTCTGAATATAAGAATCACCATCAAAGTGACCACAACCGAAGATCAAATCTGCTGCAACATCACGGTTATACTTACCCATAATAACCTGGTGAGCCTTACCAGAAGCCTTAGAATATTCAGCACCAATGAATGTGACGTTTTCACCACCAATTAACTTGTTATGGTGACCACCTAAGATTACTGAGTTCTGAGGCTTAATAGAATCTTCCATTACAGACTTATTTTGATTCTTGAATGCCTGATATGGAGAATATGTGACACCTGCTGTATAGTGTTCAGAAGGTACATATTCTGACAAGTTCAATTCAGAACCATAAGTGTTGATAAATTGAGTTCTCAATCTCAACATATCTGCTGGACGACCATGTGTAGAAATAGATTCTGCACCTTCACGGAATGAAGTACCAGATAGACCTGAACCACCAGAGTATTCACCAGCTAGAACTGAGTCAAGTATACCAGTGTTATGTTCAGAGATTGCCCAAGAAGTACCATTCAATCCTAATTCTTCATCAGAATAATCAGAGTGACCATCTACCTTAGAATAGATAGAGTTCAATAGTCTTACTTCTCTTGCGTTATATAACTTAGAACCATCTGAACCAACGATTGAAGAACCCTTAACACGGACTGGACCTGGGTCTACAACACTATCATTAGCACGTAGTCCATAAGTATCAATAATCATGTTATCAGAACAACCAAATAGAGTTGCATAAGATGCATTCATAATATAGTTGTTATTAGACTGATTATCAGATGCTAGAGGTCTTTCAACACCAGAAATCTGAGTTGAACCATTTGGATATAGACCGAAGAAACGTGCACCAATTGCAACGTTATTCTGTGCTGAATAACCTGAGAACTTGAATGCATTATAAACTCTGTTATTTGAGGTTGCTTGCATCCAAACGTATGTTGAACTATCCATCAAATCTCTATATGCTGCACGAGCAGAGATATTATTTGCAAAGTTAAATACGTTATATCTAGAGTCCCATGTGACTTTTGCCTGATTGGTATTGACTAAGAAGTTTTCAGAACAGTTCTGGTCAATTACGTTTTCATTTGCACGAATCAACATATTCTGCATTGTATTTCCACTTAATGCGTTATCTCTTGCATTGAATAGAATATTCTGCTTAGCATTACCAAATGCAGAGTTTGTGTATGCACAAATCAATGTATTATCAGATGCATTATCACCAATATGGTTAGAGAAACCGTTAATCATTGTCAATGCATCTACTGCTGACAAATTGTTTCTCTTAGAATTCAAGATAAATGCATTATGAAGACCATTTGTTAATAGGTTTTCATCAGAATTTATCAATGTATTATTTGCAACACCATAACTTGCTCTGTTTCTATTAGAGTCAATAAACATGTTATTGTTCATTGAAGCACCTTCTACGAAGGAGTTTCCATGAGACTTAAATAATACGTTTGGTTCACCATAATTTGGCTGAGTAGCACTATTATCGAATGAGAATAGGTATCTATCCTTTGAATATTGGTTCTTGAAGTTATCTCTACCAAATATATCGACTGCTACGAAATCATTTTCTGGTAAGTGACCTAGAATAAATGTAGGTGACTCTGGTGATGCATCCTTTCCTAATAGAGAATATGGAGATACACCAATACCATTTAACTGCATACCTGCACAGTATGCTTCAATATCTTCTTTCAAAGATGATGTTGCTTTGACAGTAGTCAACAGATATTGAGGAATATATTTTCCACCATCTTCAGGATATTTGTTAATACCATGGAATAGAGCTGCAGCGTTAAATTGGTTTTCTGCATCATCAGCATCAATACAGTCAGCAGCCACAATTGACTTATCAATTGCGATTGAACCGTCTTGGTCTAATTGTAATTCATCTAATACAGGTTTATCATAACCGATAGCTACACCACCTCTAATAGTCTTTAGACCATTATTGATTAAGTATAACTTCTGAGCAGTTCCAGATACAGCAGATGGAATATCAAATGACCATTCTCCTTCATTTATTTGTTTTGGAGAAATATCTTCTTCATCTTTATCTTCTCTGACAGTAAATCTTAATTGTGTTTGGAAAGATACATATTTATTCTGGTTTGCCAAAATTTGAACACCACCATCATAAATACCAGTTGATTGTTCAACCTTACCATCAAACTGAGCAAATGCTACAATAGAAGCTTTTTGAACTTCATTTACATTAAATGTTGCATCATCTGTTTCAGCATATTGCTTACCAATTAGAGCAATATGAGAGAAAGCCAAATCCTTTGTTATATTACATGACAAATAAGTTCTATCAAAGTTGAATCTATATAGACCATAAGGAACTGTACTACCATCTTCTTGTTTCTTCAACATGAATTCATTTGTTGGAACATAATACATTCCAAACAAATTTTCTGAGTAATTTTCTAATGCTTCTTCATATTGTTCTTCATTTATAGGTGCAACTGAGTTAGGACTCTTAATCTTATATGATACGTTCTTTAAAACGAAAGAAATGTTATTTTGTAGGAGTGTTTTATCTTGTAAAACATCCATAATAGATAATTTCTTATCTTTAGCTATACTGTCAATATAATGAACATATCCTGAAAATCCTTTAAATGTTTTCTTATTGACAACGAATTCTTCATCGTCAGCAATAAAAGGTAAACCTTGGACGAACATATATCCAAGTATAGCAAATTTAATACCACCTTCTTGTGATATTAAAAGGTGTCTACCTTCATTTGTGAAAACGAATTCACTTTTAACAATTTTGTATTTATCTGTATCTGCCATATAATTCCTCTAATTTATTTATACAGATTAAAAACTTACCAACCACCAAATGGGTCAATATCAGTTCTTTGATCGACTGGTACTTTTGGAACATATTGAACATGAGAATTCACATTATCCATTGGTTTTCCACTTGGTGTTCCATCAACTGTATCTTGTTCAATAGTCTTGTTTATTGACAACATATCAGATGATGCATCAACTACACTAGTCTTATCGTGAGTTTCTGTCTTTGTATCTAAATTAAATGTTTCACCTAATTCTGCATAACTTCTAAAGTCATCCATGTTATCTGTATTTACATTATCTGCATCTACAAATTCATGATTATTTCTCCAGACTCTTAATGAGAATTGATATGTTATTGGTGCACCTAAAAAGGTACTACCTTCCGCAAATTTCTTCACATTTATTACTTCATAATATATTCCATTATAATACATGTATATTATATCACCAATTTTTGGAATATATGATGGATATTTTGCTGATTTATCATCATAGTCAATCTGTGATGCTTCATCAAAATGTGCAATACTACACATACATGTTATGATTTCTGTATAAACCATGCCTTGCAATTCATATTGTTTTTGCATGCTTGGCATACTTTCTGCATACATGTTTAATTCAAATCTTCTAACTATATTTTCTAATGGATCTTCTGCCATTAGAGGGTCTCTCTTTAAGTTCATTTCTTTTATAAAGTATTGAACTTTGAAACCATAAGTATTATAAGCTTCAGCAGTTAAACTATTTAATAGTGCAACTTCACTACCATAACAATCTGAGGTACTATCAAAGTATCTCTCTTTAGTCCAGTCAGTGTTTTCTACACTACATGCACCACCAAATATCTTTGCCATTTCTGAAGCGTAATCTGTCATATTATATTTATCTGATTAAAAAAGAGCCGCTTAACGACTCTTTTGAACTATCTCTAATATCTTCATTTTTGCATCTTCAGGTGATTTATAATGAACAAATATTCCTTTTTTCTTTTCCCATGCAGCTCCATTCTTTCCAAAGTCATCTATCAAAATTGAGTCTTTACTTGCATAGATTTCTTTACCAGTACCACGACTATTTGTCACTCCAAATGGAACTATAATGGTATGATGCAAATCTATATTAGTATGTTTCTTCAACCAATTTATCTTACCAATCTTACCATCTTTATAAGAAACTGCTGATAGAATATACAACTCTATATCTTCTTCCTTACAAAATCTATCTAACCATTTATAAAATGATTCACCAGATTCTGTCCATGGACAGTCTTCCCAGAATTCTGGTCCTGCTTCATGGATGACAGGCCAATTGACCTTAGTTCCTTCGATACATTTGTAATCTTCACATTGTTTTCTAAAGTCAACAATTACTCCATCCATGTCAAGATATATAGTTGTTATCATAATTCCTCTATTATTATTTATATTGGTCGAAATTAGACTTAATTAAACCACCAGGATGTTCATCAGTTGAATTTGTTAATGCTTGTATCTGTTCAACTGTCAATGTATGTAATTCCATTACATTGGCTTTCAAAGCCAATTCATGTCTTAACATTTCACATATTGCGTATGCATCAATTAAGTCACTTGTTGGTGCATTACCTTTCTTATCGTCAACTACAATTGGTAAATCACTTATATCAAACTTAACACCTTTATAGTCTTTATATGTTTGATATGGGCGAATTTTTCCTGCATTACCTTTACCAGTGAAAAACTTCTTATGTGTTCCAGGAGGATAAAATCTTAACTTCTTTCCTTCTCTAAATAAACTCATTTTGATATTTCCTTCAAATTCTGCTAGTGAAAATATCAAACCTTGCGCACCAGATTTACCCATAGCATATTCTTCAACTGCTACTATATCACAATCTTTACACCATTTCAAAATATAATCACAAAAGAATTGGTATCTTTGATATGTGCAACTATAATCTTTTACATTATAGTAAATCATATCAGGACTCAATTTCTGTTGTTTTAATGTGGTGACAAATCCATGACGTTCTATATTAACTACATTGAATTTGTCATCCAATTCCATAATAACAATTCCAGAGCTGGAAATTGATAAATCTAAACCTGCAATTTTCATATCACCTCTTTATATACAATATACAAATTAAATGTTGATTATTTCAACGAATTTCTTAATTTTCTTCAACATTTCCTTAAATTTTTCTACAAGTTGCTGATTATCTAAGATAGCTTGTGTAAATTCATCAAATGTTTTTACTCTTGTATCACTTTCTGAAATAAGCTTAATACTTGCTACATGTTCACTAATTGAATTATCAACATATAATTCTTCAACAACTAAGAATAACTGCAATCCTTTTGGACCTTGACGGAAACTCATTCTTCCTAGTTTATAATTATCATATATTAAATCTGCACCCTTTTGGAATGTATTATATGATTTATAACTACCTGGTTTATTCATGTGTCCACCGTAGTCTAACTCAATATTATTCTGATCGCAAAATTCTTTTAATTGTTTGATTAATGCTAATTCTTGTTTTGTATGTGCTTGTTCGTTTATATACATAAAAATCTCCTTATATTATTTATACATAAGAAAAACCGTTAACTATGAGTTAACGGTTAAAATAATATGTAAAGAGATGAATTATATTATTTTTCGAGTTTCTTTGAAATTGCGTCCATGCGGACCTGTTTCTTATATTCTTCTATGTGATTTCTAATCTTCATTTTTAATGCACTCAAAATGAATGGTTCTAACTTATCGAAACGATCTTCGTATAGTTTACCAATGATATAATCACTATCTTCATCTAGAGGCTGTCCTTTCTTATGATAGAAGTTGAAGTTTTCAGACTTGGTTTCATCTGCTGGTGCTTC